AGTACGGTTTGATTCAACACGATAAATATATATTTATTGGAGCTAGTCCTGATGGTATATGTGAAAAAAATACATCAGAATCAACTAAATTGTCAAAACTTGTTGGTAGACTTCTTGAAATTAAATTTCCAAAAACAAGAAAAATTAATACCGAGGGAGAACTTGATGGGGATATTTGTCCGCATCAGTATTTCGCTCAATGTCAGACGCAACTATTTGTCACAAAAATGGACGAATGTGATTTCTTACAATGTCAAATTGAGGAGTATGACTCATGGGAAGATTTTATTCAAGATTCAAATCCCAACATACCTGGATTATCCAAAAAAACAAATTTAGAAAAAGGTTGTTTGATTCAGCTACTGCCAAAAAAAATGATTGGAAATGGCGATCCAAAAATGTGTTTGTACAATGCAAAATATATTTATCCACCAAAATTACATATGACGAATGATGAAATTGAAAAATGGATAGCTAATGAAATACTACATTTTCATAAAAATGAGTTATCAAAAAATTTTATGATTGATTGTGTAATATATTGGAGACTTTCACAAGTTGCGTGTCATTTAATTAAAGTTGATACTAAATGGTTTGAATCAAAAATTCCATTATTAAAACAATTTTGGGATTATGTATTATTTTATAGAAAAAATACTAAAAAACTTGATCGTTTAGTTAAATTTATCGAAGAAGTTGGTTTTAAAAATTCAGCAGAAATTTTTGCAAAAATTCATAAAGATTATAAATTAATACATGATGACACAAAATATCAACCACTTTATCAAGAAGAAAATAAATGGAGAATAAAATATAATAAAAAATATGAAAGTTACCAAAAATTCAAAGAATATCAAAAAAATAAATCAAAAATTTTTAACGGGAAAAAGAAAATTTTTAATGTGTAATGAGTGCTCATAAATATATTTATTTTTAAACTAAATTATTGGTTTAAAAATAAAAGATTAATTTTTCACAAATTCCCATTTATAACCATGACATATTGCTCTTTTACCAATACAAACTGCACGTATACTACTGTAATTAACATTAACATATTTTGCAGCGTAAGATAATGATTTGAATATCATAAGAATTTCATTAGTCGTCGCATCTATCATTTTAACTGGCTTACCGCATGAGTATATAGTATTATTTTTTAATGTTGTCCACTCCAAATTTTTGTAATATGGATTTGCTCTGTTTTCATCAATATGATTAATTACTGTTTTATTCAAAGGATCATCATTTTTAACAAAAATATGAGCGACTAATCTATGGACAACAATATTTTTTTGTTTTGTTTTCGACCGTAAGCAAACTATTAAATATCCATTATGATTTTTAATATTTTTTAAAAGTCTCCCTCTTTTACCTATAATATTACCATTTTTTGAAATTTTGTAGTCAGATAAATCCATTGATTTATAAATGCCAATAGATACAAATTTTTCATTTTTATCAAAGAATTCAGTTTCCAATGGAGGTTCATATTTCCATACAAAACCATAATTATTTTTTGAACGGTGACGAAGACAATCATGCACACGATGACGAACATAAGTTGGATTGTTTTCTAATATTTCTTTCATGGAATTCCATTTTTTGATTAAATTATTATTGAAATCATATTGCAATATTGCTCGATATTTTATTTTTTTAAAATTTTTAATATAATAATTACTATTATTTTTATAAGTAGACCAACGTAAATTATTGACATGATTATTTTCTTTGTTATTATCAATATGATCCACTATTGGTAAGTTATTTGGGTTTGGTATCAAAGTAATTGCAACTAGTCTATGAATGAATACAGTTTTATTTTTATTATTTTTGTTGCGTATAGATACAGTAAAATAGCCAGATGTTTTACTTTTCCCTTTTAATATATTTCCTGTTAAATAATTTTTAACTATACCCGTATTTGATACTTTATAACTTGGAAATCCTAATATTTTTTTCCACACAATATTTTTGTTTGACTGAATAAAAATATTTTTTTCCACACAATATTTTTATTTGTCTTCGAGCCAGAATATTTTTTAATCACCATTACTCATTTTAAATTATACTAAATTTATTATTATATCACTACGTCATAAATTAATAAAACGCAACTATTTGTCACAAAAATGGACGAATGTGATTTTTTACAATGTCAAATTGAGGAGTATGACTCGTGGGAAGATTTTATCCACCAAAATTACATATGACGAATGATGAAATTGAAAAATGGGTGGCTAATGAAATACTTCAAAAAAAAGAACATGGTTAATGTTTAATTTTTATCAATATAAAAATTTACAATTGTATAAATTTGTATTGATAAAATGGTAAATAATTTTATTTTATGTAAATCATCCCTGTATTTAGTTGGCGACAGTATCGAAATCATTGCAAAAAAATATTTGGACCGAGTTCCAGAAAAATATAAAGTCAACAGATGTGAAAGAGATGGCAATCAACATCATATTACTATTTATTTTGATTATATAGATCAACAATATCCAGAAAATATTGACGTGTATCCAATTGGATTAGGATGCGATAAAAATAAAGAAGTATATTTTGTAGTAGTTTATTATCCTGCTGGCGACAAAATTTCAAAAAATTATTTTCACATAACATTAGGATTCAAAAATAATGATTTACATAATTTTGATAAAAACATTAAAACAGTAATAGAATATGAGGATTATAATGATATTATCACAAATTTGGTTAAATATCCATCAATCGATACTGATAAACAATTAATCGTATTTGAACATTTAAATAATTTGTTGCCAATTACTATTGCCAGCATAAGTATTAAGCCGATAATACTATTTAATTTATGTAAATTATATGGCAAAAATAAAAAATTTAACGAATGCGAATCAACAGGATATCAGTTATTAGATCATAATATAGTAGATGCTAGTTATATTTTAATAAAATTATATAAATATACCAATAAAAATTATGATATGATCATTCAAAAATTAATTGAATACATACAATACAATTCAATCATAATGGAATGTCTTCTTGATGAAAAAGAAAAAAAATTTTTAATGGAAGAACTAAATAATAGTTCTACAAAATGGTATTATTATTTTGACGATAATCAACCCAAAAGTATTAGACTTCCTATTAATTTTTCAAAAGTATTTGATAATATTTATGGAGCAGGTGATCCAGAAAACTATGAAACAGTAATAAATTTATTGCAAATAAAAGACGTAATAACACTTACTGAAAAAAAACATAAATTAACAACGATACATTTTCCAATTGAAGATCATAAAGCACCAACTCATGAACAAATGGTTGAAATAATTAGTTTTTTGGACCAAAACCAAAATCATAATGTATTGATACATTGTCTGGGAGGTGTTGGAAGAACAAATATTGTCCTTATTTGTTACTTAATGTACCATAGGAGAATACCGTTATCCGAAGCATCAGAATATGTTAAAACTAATCGTCATAAAATGATTTTAACACAAGCACAAATTAATTTTGCAAAAAATTTCCAAAGTTTTATTGAAAAAAATAATTATTCTTTTGATATTGTTCAAATTAAAAATAACAAACACAAAAACAAATTACCAAAATTAGTAATAATGTGTGGCTATCCTTGTTCAGGTAAATCAACATTATCACAATTAATTGTTGATAATACAGAAAATTGTATAAGAATAAATCAAGACGAAATGGGACAAAAAAAATGTTTGGAGGAAGCAAGTAAAAATATTAAAAATAATAAAACAGTAATTATTGATAAAACAAATTTAACACAAAAGGAAAGATTTATGTGGGCAGAATTATTTATGTTACCAGAAAGTATTTGTATTTTTATGGATTATGATATCAATGAATGTTTGTATCGGTCAAAAAAAAGGAAAGAACATAAAATAGAAAATATGGAAAATATTTTGGTATCATTGAAAAACAAATTAGAAAAACCAGATATTAAATTTGAGCCATATTTTAAGGAAATAATTGTGATAAATGATGATACAATAAAAAATTTCATGGAGAAAATAGGTATTGAAGATAATTGTATTTATCGGGAAGAACCAGAATTTTTTATCGTAAAATTCCCAAGAACAAAGCATTTATTAAATCTTGGTGCAGCTACCAGAGATGATTTAATAATGGATAAACGCGAACAGCAACAATTTTTGGATAAGGAAATTTATATTGAGGAAAAGATTGATGGTGCTAATTTTGGAATTAGCATAAAAGATGGTACGTTGGTATGCCAAAATCGATCACATTATGTTGATTCTAAATACCATAGCCAATTCAAAGATTTGGATAAATGGTTGTTTGGTAATCAAACAGATTTGTATCAAATATTAACTGATGATTTTGGCTCCACTGATACATTTATTTTATTTGGAGAATGGGTTTATGCGAAACACAGTATTGGTTATACCAAACTACCATCCTATTTTGTTGCATTTGATTTGTTTAATAAAAAAACTGGTATGTTTATATCACGCGATTTTCTTGAAAAAAAATTATTTGATACCAAAATACCAATTATTAATCTCATTTCGAAAACAACAATTAATAAAGTGGATGATCTTAAAAAATTTATTGGTGCATCAGCATATTATGATGGACCAATGGAAGGAATATACATCAGAATTTGTGAAGATAGTCATACCACTCAAAGAGGAAAAGTAGTTAGAACTAATTTTTTATCGAGTGATAATCATTGGTCAAAAAATATTTTGGTTAAAAATATAATTTTGTAAATATAATTTTGTAAATATAATTTTATAAATAAAATATTTATGTATTCTGTTACTGGTGATACTTAATAATTTTTTGTAACAATAAATATATATGATAATTAATATATAATGGTGTCAAAAAGAAGTTGCCCAAAAGGTATGATTGAAAGAAAAGGTTACACAGCTAATCGTCGTGGTAAAAAAATAACCGTTGGATCTGCTTGTATTAGAGCCACTAGTTATAAAGGAATTAAAAGATCTGATCAAGATAAAGCCTATTTGAACGAACGCCACAAAATACAGAAAAAAATAGAAAGAAAATATGGATCATCCAGATGTCCGCCAGGAAAAATGGAAAGAGCTGGATATACACGTCGAGCATATGAAAGAAGGCCATATACCAGAAAAAGTGGTAGTTTTGTCCATGGAACACATGTAAAACCATCAGAAGCGGCACCAGTTTGTATTAATAGTCGTGGTTTGCGGGGAAAAGAAGGACGACCAGGATACAAAATACCAATGGTTTTGGAAAAAGGAGATCTTAAAAAATTTGGCTACGGTAATGTCAGAAATCTGTCCATGCAGGATAGACATACAGCATTGCGCGAAGCAGTAAGTAATATTGGTAATCCATTGTCAATATTCAGAAAATTAATTGCTATTGGGACAGTAAACCAAAATACTAACCCACGTGTTTCCAAAATTTTTAGAGATGATGCCTATTGGCTAAAGGATACTTTTGGTCTAATGAAAACTATGCCAATTGAGGGAAGAAATTCAGGTAATAGTAGAAGTTCTAGTAATGCAAGAAGTGGTAGCAAGACATCGAAAAGTAGCACTAAACGCTCTGGTCGTGAATCATCGATGAGTAGAACTGCTGGTAGTAAAAAATCAAAGAGTAAAAGTGGTAGCAAAACAACAAAACCCAATACTAGGAGTAAAAGTACTACCCGTAAAATTTCAAAAAATATCGGATCAAAAAGTACTGGAACAAAAAGAAGTGGATCCAAAAGTACTAGAACAAAAAGAAGTGGATCCAAAAGTACTAGAACAAAAAGAAGTGGATCCAAAAATACTAGAACAAAAAAGAGTGGATCAAAAAAATAGTAAATGGAATCAATAAATTAATTAATAATATTGACTAGTCAATCGATATTATTTATAAAATATTCATGTGAATGTTGGTCAAAACTTTTGTTATTTATAATCCTATTCACAACTTCATTATTTTCAAATTCAACTAATTTTATTTGGAGATATTTATTAACTGTATACAATAGATCTTCAAATAACGGACAATTAATAATATCTTCTGGTGTCATTAAATGTGATGTATTTGTATTCATATAATATTGTAAAGTATTAATTCCGATCCAAAGACCACATGCCACCTGATATGATGTGGAATTGATATATTTCCCCAGTGGATAAGTAATAACATCATTATTTGACAATAGGCTTCCATACCAAAATAATTTTTTTCCATCACTTATTAGAACACCAAGTTCATCCCTGCCATCAATAATATCATTACTAAACAATATTCTCTTGCTTTTTAATGGTTTGGGGTCCTGATATTCGAATAGTGAACCAACAGCTTCATTTGGACACCGATAAATATACATTAATGTTGCATTTGGAAATAATTTATGCAATGTTATTGTTTCAGCATGTCTTACAGTAAAACCATAAAATATTTCTCCTGAGGGACGCATACTCACAGATACAGTTTTGTAACCAGTTGATTTATTATTAACATAATAGTTTCCATTGGAATGTCCCTCTAGCGGACTATGGATTTCCTCCATAAATCCATCTGGTGACCAGGTGGATACAAATTCTCCTTCAGTTCTTGGTATTTTGGCACGTTGTGTATCTATTTCAGATATAATACATTGTGTTATATCATTTTTTGCCAATTTCATTTTGTCACAACATTCATAAGCCCACAATGAAATAAGACCCGGATTCATACCACAGTCCAATAATATATTATTAGATGGATTTTTGGTATTGTACCAATGTTTAATTTTGTCCTGTCTTTCCTTTAGTGTTTTAATGATGGCGACATTGTCCTCTTCCCAATCCTCTACTGAAGTATTGATGTATGCAACATTTGATGGGAGTGTTGTTAATAGATCAAATGTATCAATATTATATGCGCAGTCAATAATAATATTAATTTTGTTTAATTGTATTATTTCCCGCAACGAAATTAAATTTTCTTTTGTTATTTTTATGTTTATAAATTTAATTTGTTTTATACTATTTGGATTAATTGCATCTTTGTCCTTAAAAAAATTTTGTATCAATTCACCAAAATCCAGTTTATCTATTATAACTAAATTATTAAATGGTACTTTAAGTGTACAAAGGGCTCTAGCAATCGATCCAAATCCGATGATGAGTGCATTCATTGTTCCAATATATAATTAGGCTATATTTAAAATATACACATATTGACAACATTAAGACACCATTTAATGTTTGATAAATATCTTAATTATTAATATAACAATGAATGCCAACATATGTGCCCCAAAAAAATATGATGCCGAAAATAATACATGTTTCACGCTGGAACAATTAATAGAAATAGCAGGTGCATATAATAGATATTTGACCAAAGATAAACTCAATCCCATCAAAAAACAAGCACTTGGAAATGCAAATATTATTGATATTAAATCAGATAAAAAATATTTGTTGAACCAACTCAAAAAAAAATTCGAAACGGTCTGCAATGGTGATGAAATATGTTTAACACAACAAGCATTTATGAATGAAATTGTTAAAGAAATGAGGGATGATATAGATAACCATACGTTTCGCTCAAATGGTCCGAATGACCCAAAAGAATGGTTAAGTACATTTGATATTAATAATGTCATGTCACAATATGAAAAAATTTATCCACATTTTAAATTTTTTGGCGCAGTACCACTAAATTGTGATGAATTAGCGTTTTGTTCTTTGTACAAACTGAATTTTCAAAAGTATTTGGCCGATGGAATTACATCTATTGGTATTATTTTCAATCTAGACAAATATGGACAATCTGGATCACATTGGGTTGCACTATTTATCGATATATCTAATGGAAAAACTTATTTTTGTGATTCTAATGGCAAACCACCTATTGATAATATTGCACAAATAATTAGTCAATTTAAACAATATCATAAAAATAAAACAGGAAATGATGTCACATATAAATATAATACTAAACCATATCAAAAAGATAGTTCGGAATGTGGTATTTATTCATGTAATTTTATTATAAGAAAATTGGCCGGTGAAAGTTTTGATGACATAATAAATAATGCATTGACATTTCAAGAAATTAATTCATGCAGAAATGTGTATTTTCGAAATGCGCCTAGCAAATTTAATCCACATCCAAAATGTGATCCTAAATAAATACTCCGTGATGTTATCATATAAAAGATTTATTTCTACTTATAGTAGAAATGATATCTAACCAACTTCTTCCTAAATTTGTCGAGGAAAATCCAAATTCTTATGATATTGGTCGTGCCATGGCGCAATACGAAAAAGAATTTATAGATTTTAAATTTTTGGGATTATTTCCTTCGGATATATATGAATCGAACGTTAATTGTCTCCATGAAATAGATTTCAACCATTATTTTTCAAATAATATTTCGTGTGTTGGTGTTATTTTTAACTATGATAATCATAAAGAATCCGAATCATACTGGATTCCAGTATTTGTTGATTTATTAAATCTAAATATTCGTTATAGTGTTGCTCGTGATAAATTGATTGGCGCGGCCGGTGAAATAATTAATAAAGTTGCTTTGTACGCTAAAAATCATAATTTCAAATTGAACATTAATGTTGATATTGATGATGAAACAAATATTCATGATGCATCCAATGCATGTATGTTTATCTTCCAAAATCTTAAATCTTTTGCTGGACCATATTCGAAGAAATAATCATAAAATTTATAATTATTTGTTCAACCAATTTTCCTGTTAGATCAAACATCACAATTAATTAATTATTTTGATCTCGTTTTATGATACATCACTATACATAGTTTATCCTAATATTTATTGGGTTTCAGTCAATCAAATTACACCTATCAGCATCCTCGTTCCAATGACAACGATAGTTTGATCCAAAATAACAATTTCTTGGATTATTGAAATGTGCGATTGGACATATTATTGTATTTGTTCTGGCATCATTAATTTGTTGTTGTCTTTCTGCTGCTCTTTTTTCGATATCCAATATTTGGTTAATTTCATTAGTATGCCTTATATGTTTATTATAAAAATGAAATAATATTGATAAAAATAAAAATAAAAGTAGAAATAAAAATACAACAATAAAAATAATAATAAAATTTGGATTGTCTTTTAGAAATTTTTTAAATTTATTTGATGTTGAAATTTGCATTGATGATTCAATGTGACCCGTTTCCATATTGTTATATTAATACTTCAGAGATTTATTCATAATATGTTATTTTAAAACACATTTTGAATGGCATAATAAAATCATAATATTGTCCCAACTCATTCGTAAAATTAAGTATCATTTGTTTCATATTCAACCCAGCTCGTGATTTTTTAAGTGATTGATTTAATGTTATTTGTTTATCAAATTCCATAGGAAGTGGATCCATTGTCGAACCAGATAATGTAAACAATAATTTTTCATTACATGTAGTATTATATGCATGTGAAGCAGAATAAAATAATTTATCTTTGTAACTATCAGGTTTTCCAGTGAATCCTAACAAAGGAAATAATGTATCCTTATCAATCATAAGGTCAAATTTCATATTCATCGTATTCTTGATTGTGATAAGTTTCTTATCATTGATAGTAAAATCCAAAAAATTTGCTTGACCTTTGATATAATCCAATAATATATCAATATCGTATTTTCCTGGTGGAATAATAAGTTTATTTACTTTGTTGTTGAAATATACTATAAATTTATTATTGAATCTTGTTATATTATTCGAATTAAAAGGCAAATAATAGTCAACCAATGTAATATCAACTATCTTGTTTTCTGATTTAAATCCAATCACAATATTTTTAAGATCATTATAATCATTGGTTGGATCAAATTTTAAATCTAAATATTCAACATTATCACCATGTTCTGTTTTTTTGATTCGTGACATTGATACACCTTTTATCATATTTTCATTTTCTTTTGCCTGTTTTTCTAATTGTTTTTTACATACTCTAACGGCATCCATAATTTTTTCTTTTTCTTCATCTATTTTTCTTACCATTTCTTTATTATTTTCTGATAAATATGCGTTTTTTAATGATATCAACTCATTTAATTTTTGTTGCACAAGTGGTAGTTTATCTCTTGTTAAATTTGTTAAATCAATAGTTGGCTCCTCCTGCGTAATTTTATCATTGGATGTACATATTAAGTCATCCGGCTTTGAAGACTTGCCTGAAATAGCTTGTACTCGTGACTGCGATGAATTTGGTTCAACTTCTGCGGCTGTGGAATTGGAAGGTTCTTCTGTAGTATCATCATCGAAACTTTTCTCATCAATATCATCTGATTCAATGGATGGTAGTATATTATCATCAACACGTTTGTTAATATTTGATTGTTTAACAGTTACAATTTGTGAACTAATTTTACTATTTTCTTCTTTTGGGGTAATTTTATGTGCATCTTTTCCTGAAATTGGCTCGCGTGAACTTTTGGCCAAAAGTTCCCGTACTTGATTAATATCTAATATATCATCCACAATCATTTGCGGTTTTATTTCTTTATTTTGTTTTTGTGGTATTGTCTTCGAAATTACTCCCCCATTAGTATGTAATGATTTTTCCATATTCGGGACTGTATATGGATAATTCATCTGATTTATCATCATACTGAACATTTGTAAAACTGTTGGATTTGTTAAGTAAGACAAAAAATCATCAGATTTTGTTGTCGTTTTCTGTGATAATTGATCGTTTGATGACGTATTATATTTTTTCAATAAATTATCTTTTTCTTCTTCCGTAATTATTATCATTTCATCATAAGGGTCAGAATTTTTTATAATCGATTGACTATACTGTTGTATCGGTAAAAATTGTTGTGTTTTAGTTGTTTGTTGTACCATTGATATTTCGGGTACCACATTTTGTGTAAAATTATTTGTCGCATAATATTTTGGTTGTTGTTGTTCTTGTTGTTGTTGTTCTTGTTGTTGTTGTTGTTGGAGTATATTTTGCCCAACCCTTAATAAATTAATATTGGGATATTTCATGGAAAGATAAATGGTAAAATCATCATAACATTTTTTATTCAAAAAATTAATTGCTTCTATTAATTCATTATTATTTTCGGGATATCTTTCAAGATTATCCAAATATTTTGTTAAATTATTGGTAATAATATTAGTACATTTTTCTAAGGCCTTACCGCTTATTTTAAAATTTGTTAGGATAGTATTAACCAAAAAAGTTATATTTGATTGAGATAATAGTTGAAATTGAAGTATACTTTTATAATCCATATGAATATAAATAAATCAATATTGATTTATATTCCATTTAAACTAATTATTACATTTGCAAATTTCCCATATTTGATATCATATTTGGCATACCCATATTTTGCATACCCATATTTTGCATACCCATATTTGGCATACCTATATTTTGCATACCCATATTTTGCATACCCATATTTTGCATACCTGTACTTGGTATTTGTACATTACCCATATTTTGCATACCCATATTTTGCATACCCATATTTTGCATACCCATATTTTGCATACCCATATTTTGTATACCCATATTTGGTATTTGTATATTTCCTCCAGATATCATTCCCATCATAGCCATTTGATTTCCATAATTATTACTATTATTGCTTGCTTGAGGTTGGTTCGTTTCCATATCAACCATACGGCGTTCCGCCATTTTTCTTTCATAATCGTTTTGAAGTTGCATTGATTTTACACTCGAATTTTGACCACCTGAACCAAAACCATTTTGCCCACCGTTCATATTACTAAATCCCATTTGGTCAGCCATCATATTTGTGCTTGACATTGACATGAGTGGATTCCCCATACCCATAAATGGATTTATTTGTCCTGTGTTCTGACCAGGTGCACCAGCACCAAGTAAAGATGCATATGGATCATCCATTGGCATATTATTCATTCCACCAGGTATTCCATTTCCCATCATACCACCCATTATATTA